ACTGGTCGAGGATTTGAATGCCCAGCAGAAGTCAGTGATGATTGGACAATAGCAGCAGCTAACAATGCAATGTTCCCAGGTCCAATGACAATAGCATCTGCTAAGACAGTCACTGTCCCTGCAGGTAGAACACTTACAATCGTATAAATTATGGCAATTACAATTAATGGAAGCGGTACTATTACTGGTATATCTGAAGGTGGCTTGAACGATGATTCAATAGCTATCGCAGATTTATCAGCATCAGGTTCACCAAGTGCAAGTACATATCTATGTGGCAATAATACATGGGCTACTCCTACTGGTAAAGTATTAGAGCAGTTCTTATGTCCTTGTGATGGGTCAGTAATCGCTACTGCAAATGGAGATATAACTATCACAGATAAAGATGATAATCAATCCTTAACTACAAGTTACGCAGATATTGTAGGTTCTTCAATTGCTTATAATCCCCCAACAGGTACAACTCAAGTTATCTATGAATACCATTTTAATGGGGTGAGAGGTGATGATGCTACTCCTATGGGTCACTTCAAGTTTTTTATAGATAGTGATGAAGTTACTGATGCTAGAACTAATTTTGCTGGTACTTATGTCGAAATGAATATGATTTTTAAATGGGCAATGAATATAGGAGGTTCTGCTGTAACGGCAACTGGAAGACAAGCATCTTGGAGTTCAGCAAAAACTCTTAAACTACAAGCAAGGGAATATGGTTCAGATAATGAAATTAAATTAAACGAGACTGTTTATTGGGATGGTGGAGGCTCTGTGGATCCTCAATTCCATAGACCACAAATAGGAATCACAGCAATAGGATAATTATGAGTACATTAAAACTAAAAGGTAGTTCCTCTGGTGAAGCAGAAGTTACTGTAGCTGCTGCAGCAGGAACACCAACAATTACACTACCTACAGCAAGTATAAATCTTGCAACCGATGGTAGTGACGGTCAGTTCTTAAAGACAAATGGTAGTGGTACACTGAGTTTTGATACACCTGATGGTGGGATTACTTATAAAGGCACAGCAGTTGCTACGACTAGTGGAACATCGGTTGAATTTACAGGTATCCCATCCGCTGCAACGAGATTGACATTACTTTTTGCAGAAGTAAGTGCGTCAGGTACTGATAACTTTAAAGTCCAACTAGGTCATTCAGGTGCTTATTACACTTCAAATTATAATTCTACTGGAGGCTGGCTAGGCGAAAGCGAGGGGTATAGCGAAATCGGGTTAACAGATGGTTTTGCTGTACATAATGTCAGTGGTGATTCGAGTTCACTAAATCTAAGAATGACATTCACTAAACTTAATAATACAGCTACAGGAACTTCATGGATTCAAGACCATCAAGGTGGAAATGCCAATGTAAATTTAAGGTCTGGAGGTGGAATATTAACTAGTGTCAGTACAGCAGTAGATAGGTTAAAAGTAATTTTTACTGGATCTAATACCTTTGATGCAGGTTCAATGAATCTTACCTGGGAGCAATAATTATGAGCTTATTAAAAACAAATTCCATCCAGCATAACGATGCATCTGCAGCTAATATAACTTTAGATGGTTCTAAGAATGTAACTTGTGAGAATAATGTTACGGTAGATGGTACATTAACACAAACTGGTACTGCTACTTTTTCAGGTGTAAGTACCTTTAACGCTGCAGCTGTAGGTGAAGTAACTACGTTATCTGATGGAGCTACTATTGCTACTGATTTAGCATTAAGTAATAACTTTAGTGTTACATTAGAAGGTAATAGAACATTAGATCAACCTACTAACCAAGTAGCTGGTCAATCTGGATCTTTCTTTGTAACACAAGATGCTACAGGTTCTAGAACTTTAGCGTATCATGCTGACTTTAAATGGGCAGGTGGTACAGCACCAACTCTAACGACTACGGCAGCAGCTGTAGATCGTATAGATTATGTAGTTGCTGCTGCTAACAAAATACATGTGGTAGCTAGTTTAGATGTGAAATAATATGGGAGTACTTAACGATAATACAAGACAGGGTGCCAGTGCGGCTGGTGAAGCCTATGAAATCGAACGATCCATAAGACTGAACAATGATACTGATGACTCTCGTTTTGAATTTACTCCTAGTGGAGCTGGTACTAGTGATAAAA